ATATCTAAGGCATAACGAAAATCAGGTTCAATGGACTCTCCGGTTCCAACAGAAGGTACGAGTTGATATACGTCTAATTTAGTTTTTGCTGGTGTGATAGGTTTTGGTTTGTATCCAAGTGCTTGTGCTAATTGTACAACATTTTTTCTTTCCTCTGCGTGTAATAACATCATCTCTTTGATTTGTGTATCTATATAGTATGATAAAACATCACCCACATAAGAAGTCATCTCGATGAACATCATTGCTGGGTCGGAAGGATCGAAATCATTATAAACATCCTTGAAATAACTTTTGGCAAAGTTTATTAAATTATCCCTAAATTCAGTGAAATCCTTATTTAAATATCTTACTTCTTTTTTTACTGTTAAATCAGCCATTTATTTTCTCCTATGAAACAGACAACGAAATCGATAATTCATCTGTTGTTTCAGTATCTTCTAATATATTATATGAAATAATAATGTTAACTAAATGTTCGTTAATTTCATCTCTATCAACAATTAAAGTTTCTATGTTAATATAAGGTAACCACTCATATACAGAATTTTCAATTGCCTCCTTAATTTTTTGGTCGGGGGATGTGTCAAATAACATTCGTTTTAAATTACAACCGTATTCTGGTCTCATTATTCGTTCACCTTTATTTGTCAAAAGTAAATTTTTTAAATTTGTTCTTGCTTGATCCTTCGTAGTATAATTCAAAGAAAAGAAAGAATTTCCGCTGTCACTTAACGGTAACCCCACTCCTATAGCAACATTATTCTCTGTATCTAATGGATGTATGTATCTTTCTTTTTTCATAAAATTTATAATTTACTTTATTTAATTTTGTCTGCCGCCTTTTTTATTTCTGGGTTATTACTCCAATCTCTTGTAAATATATTTTGTAAAAAATCGGGAATATCTCTATGTTTTCTATCATCTGGTAAAAATTCCTGAACATTTTTTACCCCTTGAGGTTTAGGAGAAGGTGGTGATGGATTGATTTTTTTAGAAATTGGATTGATTTTGGATGAAACAGAATCACTAGTCATGACAGGTTTTATAGACTTCCATTCGTCTTCCACTCCGGATCTATTATTTATAGAGGTTGTGGTTTTAGCAGTTTCCTTTAAAATATTATTTAAAATCGGATTTTTGGAAAAAGTCGTATTATCAATCTCTCGTTCTGGTACTAATGATTTGTATTCGTTTTCTATAGAAATGTTATCAGTTTGTTCCGTTTCATTTAAAGGATCTGGAGGGTTTACGACATATTCTAATTCTTCTCTAATAATTTCTCTAATGTGTTTCTTAGAAAGTGATATTTCTTCCCTCACTATTTTTCTAACTTCTTTGTTTAGATATTTTTTTAATACATTTATTAATTCAGTTTGTTTCATAACGAGACACCTTATATGTTTTAAATAAATATATTACAGAAGGAAAATTAGTTAATTAACCTCTGTCTATTCCATATAAGTTTTTTTACTTTGAACGGCCTTACCATTTTGCTTAGCGATCCATTGAGGAGATAATTTGAATTCAATAGGACCCATAGGAGAAGGTATTTTAATACTGTCTAGTAAATCAATTAAATCTTCCCCAAGTATAGTAAGTTGAGCTTTATTAACATCTCCTACTATTACTTTCTCACCAAAATCTATATTCACTGTATCTTTTGCAGCTATACTTATAGATTTATTGGATGATAAAAATATACTCTCTTGAGATGAGTTAAAAAACAATCTACCTGAATTTATAATTATTTGTTTTTCTTTATAACTACTAGGTGCTGTAGGGGTGGCATTAATAGGTGCCTCAGGGTTGTCATCAAAAGATTTTAGGGAACTATAACTCGGTATTAGTGGTATTACTTGACCATCACATATATAAACAGAGGATGCATCTTTATTAATATCTTCCGTTACAAAACGTCCTACTGCATCTTTTTTATCATTTCTGATAATTATTATAGGATCACTAGTTTCTCCTTGTTTAGACCAAGGATTACCCGACTTAATATGTATCCCACTAAATCTAATTGAACTTCCAAATCGACTCTGTATGATATTATCTCCTTCATAAGGCATTAAGGAAGGTTTTTTTATATTCTCTTCAAAATATTCACCTAGTTCTATTTCCTCCTCTTTATTTTGATTTCCAGTAAAGGAAGTATATTTATTATCAGAATCTTTTTTATTTTTTATTTTTATAGGAAAAGTAGAATATGGTAAAGCATTATGATTAACATTACCCCATACATTAACAACATCTGTATAATAAAAGGATGTGGATTGATCTACTGTACCAGAATCGGAACTAGGAGCAGAAACTATTAAAACAATCTCATGTTTTACAGGATAGGTTTGAATATAGGAAGTTAAAGGAGATGCTACAAATAAATCATTTCCGCTTTTTTGTTTATCTGAAAATAATCTTTTAAATTTAATTATTCCTATACTTGTATCATCTATGTAATCATCATTATCACTATTCAAAATAATATCAAAAACCTCGGCTGGTTCTATTGTTAAAGCTTCTTTATTTGAATCATCTACAAATGACCTGGCTGTATTTCTGTTTTTGAATTTTTCTATAGACATCTAATCTCCTATGAATTAGTTACCTTAATTACTTTTCTCTTAACGTTTTTAATATCTTCATCATTATCTCCTTCACCGTATTCCTGAGAAATATCTAAAAGTTCTTTCTTTTCTTCGTCTGTAAGTTTAAATGGACTAGTATCTTCTGATTGACTGCCCGTTCTAGCAAGTGCTCTTTGTACAATTGCTGCCATTTTTACAAGGTGTTCATCATTCTTAACACCAATCTCAATGTAGTCTTTTAAAAGTGGTACTAATAAAGTAGCATCACCCATATTTTTAACAAGAGGTCTTAATTCATCTATTAAAATTTTAATCTGTTCATCTTTCTTTTTTCTATTAACGTATATATCATTTAATAAATCGGCGAAATTTTTTCCATTAAATATTTCTTGTTTAAAATCCATAATAGTACCTAATTTTTATATATCTTAGAAACGTCTATATATCCATTTTCAAGATAATGTGAATATACTTTTTTAAATATAGAACGAAATATATTAACAACTTTTGTAATTTGTTGTGATTTTAAATTTGTTCTTTCCTTTACTAAAACATAAATTGCCTTTTTATTAAAATTACCAAGTGAATCTCTTCTTTTAATTATTTCTATGATAGACTCTGCTATTATATAATCATTTTTCTTAGTAAATATAGAATCTAAATTATTATCTAAATATTCTATAAAAGGATCAAAGAAATTTAATTTTTCTTTTCTTATATATTCATCTTGTTCATTTATCTGAATTTCGTCTGAATGTTCTATCGAACTTAATTCCTTTTTCTGAGTCCTCTGTTTATAACTATTTTTATTTCTAATAATTAAATAGTTTCTGGCCACAATTGTAAAATAAGAATAAGCTTTTCCTTTTTCTCTATTATATTTAGGTAATTTTTCCATTAAAAATTCAATTGTATCTAATTGAGTCTCTCCTATGGTATCACTTATATAATAAAATTTACCAGAATGTATTAATATTTCAGATAATTTTGTAAATGCAGACTCTATAAAATCTCTATATAACATCTCTCGTTCGTCTTTATCTTCACTGTTGTTATATTTTTCAATTGCCTCTTCGGTTTTTATTGTAAAATAATAGTTGCTTTTCTTTGCCATATATTTTTTTTAAAATATTTTGTGTAGGATTAAATAACCCTACACAAAATCATTAATAATTATAATTTCTCTCCACAAGTTGGACAATAAATCCAAGTGGAACGTTTAATTCTTATACCACAACTAGTACAATATTTTCTTATTTCTGATTGTGTTATAATATTCTTCTTTGAATTTGGTAAAATTTTATATTCTGTTGTACTAAAAGAATAATTTTCAAAATCATAAAAGACAGAAGATAATTCCTGATCAGATGAAGAACCTTTTTCAACACGACCCGTTTCTACTTTATCAGGTATACAACTTGAACAAAAATTCCCATACGTTGTATCACCTATGTTATTTGTAAAAGTAGCATTATCTGACATAGAATAAGTAGTCCAATTTGTCGGACTAGGAGGAAATGATGTGGAATATGTATTACCATACCATATATTAGGTTGATATTTAGGTTTTTCTATCTCTTTGAAAAATTCTACTTTAACAACTCCATTATACTCTGTTGCCTTTTTACTTTCTTCAGTATCCTCTACATCATATGTTTCAAATAAATATTTTACTTGATCATCTATATATCGATCTAACCAAATACGTTCACCTGGCTTGATTACTAATAAACTACTAGAAGTTAATTTATTATTAAGCCAAATTTTTGCTCCTACTAAATTTTGAGTGGGATTGTAAAGTTCGATTTGAAATTCCTGATTATTGTTTAAAAAAACAATTTGCTTGTCTAATTCATAGACTTTTAAACGATTTTTGTTCGTACCGATATAAGCGATAGGAACAGATTGCATGATTTTTGATATCATTTTATTGTCTCCAATTTAATTAATAAATCGTTTGCCAATTTTTTCGTTGCTATAAACAACTCGAAGTTCTCTTGAACTCAAAACCAACAAACATGAGTGTCTCATATATAAATATACAAAACATTAGAAAACAATAAAATTTTATTGTGGAATGTAATCTTTGAGAAGATCTCTTAATTCCTTAACACGTTTAAAAAAAGTACCTACTTCATCATCTGCCTCAAAGGAACCTCTACGATCTATTTCGTGTATCTCTCTATCTACAAGAAGTACTGTTTCAGTCAACAATTTATTATTCTGTTCTGTTGTTTTGTAATACTTATCAACATCCTCTTCGAGTTTTTCGTATTTACGTAATACGTTAACTATAACAAATATAGAAACAAAAAATAAAACTGTAACTGTGATTGCCCATATTAACATTATTTATTCTCCTAATTTTTCAAATAATTCGTCAAACTTTTTATCCGATGATTCTGGTTTGACCTGTTTTTCTTTTTTCAACGGATTATATTTTTCTGTTGCTTTTGATTTTTTCCATTGTTCATGTTCTATACGATAAGCCATATAATCGGCCTGATGTAGAACTAATGGTAAATTATTTTTTATAATTTTATTTTCATCCCATACTTTAAAATAAAAATCATTTTCCGGTTCAAATGGACCATCATGTATTTGTATAGCTAAATACTCGTTATGTGTCATTGGGACTGAATAATGTTGTAATAAGAAAAGACTCCTATCACTTACCCTCATATTGGGTATCTTAGGATTTATTTCGTAATATTTTCCTTGATTTCTAATATGCCAGTCAGATTCACATGGGACGTACATATCATGTTTATTATCCCCGATCTTACCTAAATCGTGGTTTAATGCAGCAAACATCAATTCAGTCTCTGTGTAACCGGACATGTCTGCTCCGTGGTGTTTCCATAGTTTGTACATATTACCGGAGAATTTAATTACGTTTAACACGTGGTTTATATACCCACCTGGAAAGCATCCATGAAAATGAGTAAATGACGAAGCGGGTGTCAGAATCATTCTGTTACCCAAATCGCCATACATGGTAAGTAATTTATCTTTTACTTCTCCGTTTAAAAAAGTAGTCTCTATAAATTCTAATAACTTTTCATAATTTTGTTGTAACTCATCTATTGTTAAGTTCATCAATTATAACTCCTAATTGTTTAATTCATATTCTGAAAACTCAAAATTGAAATCATATCCAGAGAAATATAATAAGTATGTTTCTAACGAAGTACCAAACGGATCCTTTGGATTGTAGTTCGTATTCGTTCTAAAATAACGTCTTACTCCTCCGGCTCCTGCTATATGTGCAGCTGCTAAAATACCACTCTTTGTTATTTCCCTTCCATTAATAAGTTTACCTTCATTTCTGTCAATAACATCTTGTAAAGTTAATTGATTCTTTTTAAGCAATATTATCATAGCCATATCTTGTTCTCCTTCTGACCATATGTCTGGATATTTTATAAACTGATAAAAATTAACATATCCAAAACCTGTTGCTCTTCTAGTACTAATACCAAATTGATATTTCCCTATGTAACCCCACTTATTCCAGCGTTTATAGTTACTTCCAGATTCATATACTGCTATTGACTCGAGGAATTTATTCAATTCATTTTCATTATATTCTATTGCTTTTTCTTCTTTTATTAAATTGTTATACAAAATCATTAAATCCTTATTCGTTTCTTCTTCTATATTGGGTGCATACATCTTGTAAGAACTCAATATAAAAATAAAAATAATTAGAATTTTTCTCATAGAACTCCTATTAATTAAACATAAACATTACCTTATCTCATGGATAACGTTTTTATTATATTCATATTAACTTATAAATATACTAATTATATATTGACTTTCCTAATTTTTATGGGGTTTTTATTTGCCATCCCTGATCTAAATACCTTGTGGCGTATTTAAATTTAATTTTAATCGGTTTGGCGTTGTCGTTTACTAGGGTAACAATTTCATTACGATAATGTTTTGTTTTGCTTACGACTTGTGTTTGTTTTTTTATAACTCTATCATACATAGTCACTCCATTTAACATATCAATTACATGTTGTATTGCACATGATTCCATGATAATTGGATCTGAAATACGTGTTTCGTCCGAGTCATCTTTTACTCCAAATGTTATTGGTGTTTTAAAATTATCTGCCTTAACTACAATTCTTCCGTGTTTCTGAGTATTTAGTATCTTTTGAGGGAATGATAAATCATCAGAAATATAAGGGATAGGGATTTCTCGAGAGATTATTTCTGGGTTTACTAGGTACAGAGGTTCTCTTATATTAACTACGGCTACCCTATGATCAAGGATACCGATCTGATTACAAGCTAATTTATTTCCAGTAGGATTATCTACTAAAGTTTTAAAAAGCTTTGATGCAACATCTTGATTAGATTTTAAATCTAAAGTAGATGTACATTTTTTTAAATTATTTATATCGTAAATAATATCCATTATTTAATCGTTTTTTGTAATTTTTTAATTTTTCTTTCAATGAGTATTTTTTCTTTTTTTGTTTTAGCATTATTTAATTTATTTTTTAATTTATAAATTTCAGCTCCAATTTCAGTTTTAGAATCTATTCTTTGTTTTCTATCTATTTTCTTCTTAACGGTTATTTTCTTATCTAATTTGGTAGGAGATTTAGTACCTTTTAAAGATGCTTGTTCCTCTCCTTTATGAAAAACGTTACCGTCCTTATCAACATATTCATGTCTGAATTGCCATCCTCGAGGTCTTCCTGTTGGTTTATTATTTGCTAATGTAGGAGGTTCAACCATTCTAGTAGTACACAACCAACAAATTCCAGACTTAGAAGTTATTTCTATTTTCATTGGCATTCTATTACACTTTGAACATATAACAGTTTTATAACTGTCTTCTGAACTCAATCTTTTAACCTTAGTTTCCATTTTTTTAGATTTAGATTTATATTTACTCATTTTTGTCATAATATTCTATAGCACCAGAGGAAGACATTCTTGTTGTTTTATTCTTTTTTTTCTTTTTTACTTCAATTTTTTTCTTAAAATCTTTGTATTTATCAAATAATTTTTTCTTTTCTACTGTATCTTTTAGTACAGGTGTTTCAACTTCAACTTCAACTTCATCAGTTGTTTCTTCTGTTAATTTAACTGGAGTCTCATTAAGAACAGGTAAAGGTGAATTAGAAACAGATTCCTCTTCATCGTCTTCTTTTTTATATTTAATTATTAAATGATATAACAAAATAATCCAATTTACAACTCTATCCATACTAGTATTTAATAATCTAGAAATATACCTCAATGGACCTACTTCCCCGGTTAGATCACTAGTTACATTATGATTTAACCTCTCCGTTTTTAAACCAATAATATTTGAATTCGTCGAATCTAATTTTACATTTAACCCATCTATTTCAGAATATAACTTTCCTATTTCATTATCTGCATTCTGTATACTTGTGGTTGTTCTACTAGCGTTAATCCAATGTTCATTAGCTAACAACGAATCTAACCGTACTTCTTGTTGTTTACGTAAATTGGTTAATGTATTAATTCTATCTTGTTTATCAACAATTAATTGTACATACCTACCTTTTTCCTGTTCCTTAGAACCTATTCGTGTATCAACAATTTCTAGTTTTGAATCTAGTTGTTCTACCTGTATAGATGTACTTTCAAATGCATTACTCAAAAATCCATATATACCTACACTGGTTATTAACATCAATACACCAACGGCTATAACTCCATAAACTCGTCTAAACTTGGATATACTATCCCATAATCTATATAGATATGAAGAAAGTATTAATTTACCTAATTCTAAAGATGAAGCCATAATAATTGCGGCTAACATTGCTCCGGCAAATAATTTAGATAGTCCGAAGACTGAAAAATAGGCAGCAACACCTGCTACCACTAAAGCGGTTAATAATAATAAATTTATGAAAAATTTATTTTTCATGTATTTTGATCAGGCTCCAAGTTGATTTTTTCGTTTATAAAATTAAATCTATCCAGTACATATTTAAGTTTATTATATGCATCTTGCTCAGATATATTTTTATTGTCCATACCTGTGATTACTGAATTTAAAGTCATCATTGCTTTTTCCATTTCTCTTTGAACTAAACCTTTGTATCTCATCATAACGTTGTTTCCTTATTCATTGTTTTTTATTTGTGCAATCTTTTTCTCTTCTATTATTGCAACTTCTTTAATTTCTTCACAAAAGAAAAAATTATTATTCTTTTTTAAAACTAGATCGACCATTAGATACTTTTTCCAAACGTCTATTTTAGGTTTGGAATCTACAGGAAGAGTCCTGATTATTTTATATCTTTGATCATTAAACTTAATTAAGTCTCTCATTAGTTTATATATATACTCATATCATTTTTATTTAATAGGGTGAAAAACATAAATTTTATGACTTTGATAATTAATAGTATTGAATAATTTATATTTTTCGTTCTGTAATCTATCTTTAACAGCGTCTATTTTGTCATTATTAAGACCACTTACCATAACATACTCAGGGGTATTTAGTGTTATAACAGCTTCATTTTGAATTTTATTATAAAATCTCATTAAAATTCTTTCCTTAGGATCATTTTTGTTAGTTATTTCATTCATGTCCTTATAAGCTCTATTTTTTTCTTCCATCATTCTTTTATACACACCAGTAGAAGTAATTAGAGTAGGAACATCTTTGAAATTATTATTTATCAAATAATCATGTAATATAATTAAATTTTCTAAACCTATCGTGTCTGCCCATATATAATATACAGTTACATCATTTTCAAAGAACGACAACTGATGTTCTGTAGGTAGTAACTCCCACAAAAACTCAATCAATGAATCTTTTCTTTTTCTATCTTCAATTAAGGGATTAGGTGATTCATTACTAAATAAATCCATAACATCTGAGAAACTATTACTATGGACATAGGAATTTAAAATTTTTAAACTATTATCCCAAAATTCATCCTCAAATAGGTCCTCTAGGGTCCAATCATCAATTAAAATAATATTTTCATTATTAAGCATCATGAATATACAATTAAATTAGTTAAATACATTATTTTAAATATATTACTTAAATATAAATATTTTATATTTAAAAATTAATAGGTTTAAATTTAAATTTTTCAATCTTTAGATTGAAAATAGATAAAAATTTAAAAAAAGTCAATACAATCTTATTCAGTATTTATTTCAGAAACTGCTTAATAGGTACATACACTGATATCAGATAAATGAATTTAATTGTTAATTGTTAATTATTTTTCCTTTAGATTCTTTCTATTACTCTTATTCTTATATTTTATTATTCTTTCGTCACTAAATTTTCTATTGTTTCTATCTACAATATGTTTGGACCATAACATCATATACGTCTGTTTCCAGGTTTTATATGGATTATCTCCATCCGGAATTTTGTATTCTTCTTTTAATATTCTATAACCTTTACTATCTACTATATAAAATTTTTTATTGCCTGTTATCTTTAAAATGGAATTTGGGTACTTTTTAAGGATATATTTTTTATAACGCTTTACCTCTGATAAAATCTTCTTTTTGCGTTGTTGCTTTTTTACTTGTTCTAATATTTGTTTAGTATCCATAATTAAAACATTAGGATATCGTTTTTAGATATCGGTTTTAATAATTTTTTATAATCTCCACCTCTATAATAAATATTATATAACTTTTCAGATTCTTTGTTTAATTTAAAACCTTTTTCTTTCATTTTATTGACTCTGTATTCTAATCTAGGATCTGGTTCGTTGATATTAACAATATTAATAACCTTATTTTCTACGTCATCAAAAAATTCAGGTCTACAATGAAAAATAAGATTATTATCTAATAACCCACTAGCAACAGTCATATCAACATTATTAATATATTCTTCTTGAGTAAAAGTTCTCAGATGACATACATCTATTTCATTATTAAAACTTCTAAATTTTCTAGCCCAGGTATTCTGATCGTATTGTCTATAACCAATATCCCTAAGTATTTGATAGAAATAATCTCCTACTTCTAGATCCATTAAAAAAATATCAAAATCTTTTTGTATTTTTCCGAACAAAATAGAATCTACAATAGCACCACCACCAACAGCAAAATTTAATTTATTTAATTTATCGTGTCGATTAATAGCGTATAGTAGAGGTCCTATGATTTCTTTTACTTTATCTACAACTTCTTCCATAATCTTATAACTTTTAAAATGGTGGAACTGCGGGGAGTCGAACCCCGGTCCAAACAGACGACTAAATAGTTTTCTTCAAGTTTCAGTATAAAGTTTTCTAACTTTCCAAAAATATTATGATTGTCATTTTCTTTACTTCTAGTACAATCTCCAATCATACAAAACGTATCATCCTAGAAGTTTTTACTGATTTTGCGGTTCCTTATGCAAATGCAAGTTCAGTGCTTGCAAACACACTCTCACCTCTCGTAAGAGACGTTGGAATAGACATGATGTCTTCTGCGATTATTGTTTTGAACCTTTTTAAAGTAGTCTGATTCAACTACTACTTGCTTACTAAGTAATCCAGATCTGCTGTCAAATCCAAAAACAGCCCCATTTATCAATGAACTAATAACTCTAATATATAAATATACAAAAAAATACTAAACAAACAAATTTTATTAAGATTTTAAATAGTGTTCCATTATCTTTTCATGTAACTTCTTTTTAGTAAAAGGTTTCCTTAATAAATCATTAAAAAAAGAATCTTTACCTTTTATATCTACATCATATGCTGTAACCGCTATGATTGGGATATCTTCTAAAGTTTTTTTAATAATCTTAGTAGCTTCTCTACCATCCATTATTGGCATTTGTATATCCATTAATATGATGTCGTGTGTACCTTTAAGAGCGAGGTCTACTGCTTCAACTCCTGTTTTTGCAGTATCCACTTTAAAAATTTTATCACTTAACATTATACCAACTAATTCAATGAAAGTTTCATCATCTTCAACATGTAATATTCTGATTGGGTTGCTCATATATATCCTTTTTACTTTATATAAATACAAAAATTATACAAATTAAAGGAGAAAAACAATTAATTTTTAAATATTTTATATATGACAATCCACTAGTGTTAAACGAGTATCTTCAGGAATTTCCTTTAGCATATCGAAAAACTTTTCGTCCCATTCATTATTTTCATTAGAACTCATCCCCCACCAACCCATTTCACCTCTAGCATACCATTTACCATCCTTTAGAACTGCATAAGTAATAAAAGCATTCCTACCAGCATCGGTTTGAAATGTTTTCTTATCAATTAAATAGGGGTCTAAATCATCCCATTCTTTATTATCGGTTGTCCATTTACTAAAAGCTTTAACCATTGGTTGGTCGTGATAAAAATCACGTGCTTCATCGATAGATTTGATTCTATTTCTAACATCATCCCATTTTTCAGGATCTGGGTGAATGTCTATTACTGTATGTACTTCATCCCATCGTAAACCTGCTCTATCATAAGCATCGTCGAACATTACATCCATATCTATATCTTTTTTCAATAGTGAATCTCCCCAACCAGTTCTTGCTTCCTCTGTCATGACTCCAGGTTCTCCTATTTCACTTTTTGCTCCTCGTTTAACTTTAAAAAATCCTGTCCATCTTCCACCGACAAGCCACCAGTCCCAAGTTGATTCCGGGTTCCTAGTTGAATAAATTTCTCCATCAGGACCGATTATCCTAGGTTCACCTTCTTCTAAATCTTCCTCATCCATTCGATACCATTTGTACTGTTCTTCAAGTATTTGATCATCCGTCCATTTGAGTTTTAGAGGAAACTCTTCTGAAATATATTTAAAGTGTGCCATATGATCCCGCTTCTGACAATCTTTCTTATATGCTTCCGGATCTGCTAGATATTCAGCATATATTCCTTTTCTGGAAGTCTCTATTTCTTCCTTACCCTTATCGAGGAGTTGTTTTTTTGTGTATTGCACAAATCTATCCACTTCTTTATTTTCATCAAATGGTTCTAGTTGTTTTTCAACATCTTCTCCAATTACTAATACTGTAAAATGTGACATAAGTTTTTGTTTTAATTTATTTTTAATTTGTACCTTCAATTAATGATCTCACATAATCATCTTCTATTACTTCTATTACTTCTTGTTCTTTATTTGTTGGGTTTAAAAAATTAGAAGGAGTACATAATATTACTTTTTGTACATCCCAAATTAACATCTCATAAATTGTATGTCCTGAATTGTTGGATTCCCATTCAAATTTCACATGTGGTTTATCTGTTGTTTTTTCAAAGATAGTTTTATGTGTACTAAAAGAATGAATAAGATATCTTTCATTAAACTCCGGAAACATTCTTAATTGACCATTCTCATCCAATTCCACAATTTTATCTGTACCCGGAATTATTCCTAAATAATGTTTACCAACTAATACTTTACCAGCCTCCGACAATTCAGATAATGGTTTTGTTGAATCTTCTATACTACACCCACATTCACAACCAGTGAGTAAAATTGCTGTTATTAAAACTAATAATAATTTTTTCATTTTTTTATATTTAATACTTGTTTTGCTATATCTATTTCTGTTAGATTTCCTGTATGTTTGCCTTCTGAATCTGAAAGTTTAATACATGGATGCCAATCTTCACCTTCTGGTTTAGCATTAAGGATTTTAATTACCATATTTAATGGAGTTACACCAACATCATTTGAAAAGTTAGTTCCTATACCAAATGAACACATTATTTTTCCTCTACAATAATCTTTAAGTTCAACGGCTTTTTCAGGATCCAAACTGTCAGAAAATATAATGACTTTTGATTTTGGATCGATACCGAGAGATTTGTAATGTTCTATTATTTTATCAGTAAATACAAATGGGTCTCCACTATCTTGACGAACTCCATCGTATAATTTAGCAAACTTCTTATCAAATGATTTAAAGAAAACATCTGTTGTAAATGTATCTGATAATGCTACTCCAAGTTCTCCACGAAATACATCTGTCCAATTTTCCATAGCTAAATGATTAGCCATTTTATAACCGTATTTAGTTGCATGAAACATAAACCATTCATGTGCATGTGTACCAATAGGAGTTACATTGTATTTATGTGCTAAATGAACATTAGAAGTACCAACAAAATTGTCTTTATTGAATTTATCTGCAAAACATTCAACGACTTCCTTTTGTATGTCATAAGAGTATCTTCTCCTAGTTCCGAAGTCTGCATATTTTATTCCATTAGCAAGGAATGTTTTCCTTTTATTAATGTTGTTTAGATATCTCTCAGAATCATTTCTTGTATTCGAACAGTCTGTCATTTTAAAATACAACTCAGAAATAAGTGCCATTAAAGGGACTTCCCAGAGAATTGTACGATACCAAGGACCGTTTATGGATACTTTTAGTTCGCCATCCGTTTGTATTATACCAACTTCAGTAGAATCGTATCTGTAACCATCTAAAAAATCTAAATAAGTTGGATCCAGGTAATAACATTTTTCACTTAACCATTCCTTTTCGTCTTTAGTTAACGTCAAGTCTTCCATCATTTTGACTTGCTTCCTTAATTCTATAGCAAAGTTTGGTGGGAATTGTGTTCCACCACGATTTATAAATCCATAACCAACTTCGGCATAAGGGAATTTCTTCACTACTGCCATCTGCATTGTGAATTTATACAAATCATTGTCCAATATACTTTTAATTAATGGATAAGTGAATTTCTTCATTTTAGTTGTTTTTAAATTGTCCACCTTTTAAAATCCAAATTCCTCTTCCTTCCAAAATTTCGTATACATCTTTAACAATACTCTCGTCTACTGCTCTACAGGCTTTATCCACTACAATAGTATTAAATCCTAATTTCTTAGCATCTAATGCTGTGAATTGTACGCAATAATCAGTAGTTAATCCTACGATATATACTTCTTCCACACCAACATCTTTTAGATAATTTCCTAATCCGGTAGGAATACCTCCGTCATCTTTGAACCCAGAATAACTATCGTATAGTTTATTCGTTCCTTTAGGAAAAATATGTGTATCATCTGGAAGTTTTAAATCAGGATGGATGTTTGCACCAACCGTTCCTTTTACACAATGATCTGGCCATAACACTTGAGATAGACCAGTTTCTGGAATCCTTATAGTTTCATACAGGTCTCTACCTGGATGTGATGATGCAAAAGATTTATGACGTTTTGGATGATAATCTTGTGTAGCCACAATGTAATCAAACCTCATATTTTCCATCATCCAATTTATTGCTGGGATAACTAAGTCACCATTTGGTACTGGTAACTTACCACTTGGCATAAAATCCTTTTGTACGTCTACGATTATTAATGCTGTTTTCATATCTCCAATTCCTTTATTACACGCAATACTTTTATTTTATCTGTAAGTAAAACATTTGATTTACTATGAGTTTTTGGCCAAGTTTTACCTATCTCACATTCTACCATAACCATATCACGAGGTTTTCTAAACTTACTAATAAAACCGGCACATTCATCTGGATATTCAAAAACATGAAATCCTGAAGTATATTTTTTTGATGTTTTACGACTACCATCCCAAACTTCTTTAATTTCAGCGTTTAACCACGTATTTAGTGGCATATGCCTGTTTTTAGTTATACGATGGAACAAAGTATATAATTTTCCATTTTTTCGTTCACATAACCGATAATACTTTTTCATTTTTATGTAATTTTATTTCGTGGAATATTATACGGATTATTTCGTTTGAAATTCGATGCTAAATGTCTCTGTAGAACAGGACAATCTTTATTTTGTTCTAAATATTCATTAACAGCTCGTCCTCTTGGTGTGCTGTTACCATCAGTAAGAATTTTTGTATGTATTGATAATTTTATATCGACTACTTCATAACCACTTCGTGAATCACCTTTCCATTCGGGAAGGATTTGATCCAAATCTGAATTAGTGATTCCCAATCCATCTGTGGCTTTTGCCTCAAGTACTTTTGTAATGTGTTGTTTAGTAATTGTATTATCAATTTCATTATCACGAATCCATTCTACCATATCATACACTTCGGATTTCCAAAGTTCTTGTATCATTCCGTAATCACCCACATCACCATGTAAAGTCCAGAACCCAAGTAGGTATTCTGTATAGTTATCCGTGGAAAGTACCATACCTTCATACAAAGAAGCTAAATTATACAGTACAATCATTCTCATTCTTGCTTTAACATTTCCATGTCTAATTTTAGTATGTACGGAATCTTTATTTGCGTCCTTTGTTGTTTTTTCAAGATCACTTACAAACTTCATTCCGTTGTATGTGTTTGTAATATCCAAATGTAAAAAACTATCACATAACTGTCCAATTTCATGAGCTCTTTCAACTTCATCTGGTTTGTTGGATTCTATGGATATCGACCTACCAATTAAATTAACTCCTAGTTCTTTACAAACCGGAGTTGCTAATAATATGGTTGCTGTAGAATCTAGTCCACCAGATACCCCAATAATAAGTGATTTTAGACCACTTTTTTGTAAGTAGTCTTTTAATTCTTTACGTATGTTTTTTACTGCTTCTTCGTATTTCATATAGTTTTATATTTTTTATTTCCATGTTTAGTTATGTGTTCAAGTGCTCTTTCTACTAAAGAAACATGTCCTTCAATAATAATATCATATAAATTTACTTCACATAAAGTGTTAAATTCCACCCATTTTAGTTCAGCGATATCGTCTGCAGCTTTCAAATTACTATCATCTAATATTTGTCCGTAGAACAATGCTGTAATAACTTTGTCATTTGACTTGCGGAATCTCCAATCATTGGAAAGTCGACTTCCAATATATTCAACATTTTCAAGTGTTCCTCCCGTTTCTTCTAAAAATTCTCTACGGGCTGTATCCTCATAACTTTTATCTGTTACATCCGCAAAACCACCAATCAAACGAAGTTTATCGTCTGTGGCTTTTTTACCAAATAGCATATAGTTGTGATTAACATTAAAACATGCTATATCTACGGTTGGATTAACTTTATCAAAAGTTTCGTAATTTTTTATCTTTGGTAATACTTTTTTCTTCATTTATATAACTTATATGGTAATATACAAAAGATATTTTAATAAAACAAATTAATTTATAATTATCCTCTAAATTCTGATTCAACTACAAATCCGGCTTTTTCACATTCCTTAACAAACTTGTCGTGAAATCTTTCCTCAAGTGCAAATGAAAACATTGCATTTTTAGATTTACAACCGGGTTTCCAAACTGGTTCACCACAATAAGTATCACCAATTTCCAATAGGGCGTTGTTAATTCCAAGTCCACCCAAAAACTCCTGAACTTTGAGGTTACGATGTGCTCTAACGTCCATATAACCTTCGTTTTTAATAAAAATGTCGGCGTTCATATTCATGTTATTAATCGTTTAGTTTAACGTTTTTTATTTTCAAAATTTCTTCTTCCTCGTTTAGATCTAATGTTGTAGATACTTCCAAATAATAAGTTCCATCCACAAATCCAACACTTTCGTCCGTTTCGTATACTTCTGTAAATATACGTTCCCGATTAAGTATAGTAAAGATCCTTTGATAAGCACCCTTATATACTTTATCTTTTTTGACGTTTGTGATTATGAATTTTGTGGTTCCCATCGTATTACCTCATCATTTTAATACATTCAGGACCAATTCCGTTAAGAATACTCTCCGGAACAGTTAATTTTCTGTTACAACGACCACATCTTCCTTCGTGGAAAATTTCAACTCCTTTAAGTGTACCGTTATACAAGTGGTTCATAACATAAGTAAAAGCGATGTAACTCAAAGTTTCCTTTGTTACACGACTCTTCCTAGTCAATTTAAAAGTTTTTACACCAGTTTTCGTGGCAAAAACAGTACCCATATAAGAGTAACTATGTTCATTATCAGTTCCTGTCATTACAGAAACGAAAAACACATCGTCTCCATTAGGATCTGTTTTATATTTTTCCTTCAGTTTACTCACTTTGTAAGTGAAACGATTTCCGTTTTTACTTAAAAAAGTAACGGTAGATTTTCCTGCAAACATAAAAGTTTTTGCATCGTTGTGTGAAAGGATATGGCTGTGTGACATAGTGTTTGTTTTTAATGTATACTACAATATACCACAAAAAAAAATAACTACCAAATATATTGGCAGTTATTTTAGTGTTTTTAACCTTTTTTAACCTTTAACCTACAAGTTCTTTGTAAATCGTGTCCATGTGTAATTGAACAATGTTAAAGGTTTTTGAAATATTATATGATTGCCTTGTGGAGATGTCCCATCCATGGATGTTTTTTGGAGTTTCACGTTCAAACATATATGTTCCTCTCTTTCCTTCTATTTTAAAAAGGTTTCCAGGAATAAGAGTACCAACTACTACTTTTTTAGGAACAGCCTTGGTATCATGACCAACAACCTCTACAATGAAAGGAGTGGATTGATTTCTAGTTCTGTATACAGGAACACTCATTCGTCCTTTGTCAGACATAACTGAAAAACGAGTCCGTTTCATTACTTCAAACGTAACTGTTTCACCTGTGATAAGTTTTAGTTTATCACCTCTGTTAACTCTTACAACATTAAAATTGTCTTTTTTGCCTACTGGTAACATTGACATAGTGGTTGTTTTTAGTGTTTATTATAACTTATACACTAATATACCACTATGATTTGGACTTTCCAAATTTATTGCAACTATTTAACCTTTTTTAACCTTTAGGTTCTTTGGGAATACATTCATCATTAATATCTTCGCAGTCTTCTCTATTTAACACAAGTGCCATTATAAAATATAAAGTAAACATAAACACAAATCCTGAGAATGCTGCTAATACAAGGAACACCAATCTAATTACAAGTGGATCCCATTCTGGGTCCAAATGTTTTGATATTCCACCTAATACACCAAATAGTTTGGCGTCTTTTCCTACTGTTCTTTTAATTCTATGATACATAGTTTTGTTTCCTATATATTAAATGGTTTAGTCATCCAGTCTTCAACTTTTATAGAATCTTCTACTACAAAAGTTTTTGTCATCCAATCTTCAACTACAATTTCTTCTTCGTAGATCGTTCCTGTCATTTCTGTTTCTGGTGCTGTAACTATCGCCATAGAAATTAATGCTATAAATGCAATAGCAATTATAATTAATACTTTTTTCATTTTTACCTCCTTTGAATTTTAAATTTATACCAAACAAATAATTATGTTGTTTTTTGGTAAACACTCGGTTTATTTTAATTATTTGTTTAATTATATTACAAAAACCATCCCAAAATTATTAAGTTGTTCTAAATTAGGTGTTTAAAATCAGGCAAAATAGGTAAAATAAATTTTTGTTGAGGTTTAAAGGATATTTCTTACCCAAAATCGTACATTTTCGTACATATTTTTACAGAAACGTACACTCCCGAATATTTATATTAAATATAATGATTTTAACAAACGACATATCGACTATTATTTTTCAAAATATCGTTCCGGAGAATTTGGATGATAGGTTATCGAATGTGATGATTGATTATGCTAATGAAAAATTTATTACAGTTAAATTACATACAAAAATAGGTGAAACAGACTACAAAGGATATAACCCAATTAAAATAAAACGTTGTGTAGAAGAATGGGAAATAGATGGAACTGAAATTAAAAATACAAAAATACATTCATTTGCTTTAATAGGAGAAACACAAGATAATACTTTCTCACATTATACTGTTAGTATTGGTGATGAAGAAATAGCATCTGTTAGTTTAACTCCACTACCTGTTTCACAGAATATATCGCCTGAATTCAAAGAAGGACATATACAGATACAATATTAAGGAGACATTATGCCAAAGTTCAAAGATTATTTAAAAGGCCCAGATGGAAAACCAAGTAGCACTAGGTTATTCAGTTCATATTTTATGTGGTATTTTTTTGTAATAAACATATTGGTGATGTGTTTAGTATTTTTAGGGAACAATCCAATTGATGTGAATACTATTGTTTTTATATCTACACATGATGTATTAATATTAATAGCAATATTTGTACCAAAACAATTTGGTAAAATTGAAGAAATGAAAGAATTAATCGAACTCGCTAAAAATAGTATACCGAAAATTAAGGACGGAAATGAAGAAGTCACAGGTTAGACAAATTATAAGAGAAGAAATAATAACAGAATTACAAAGGGGTATTTGGTTGGATGCTTCTAAGAAAGAATTGGAAATGTTTAAAAAAGAAATTTTTGACCTTATAAAACAAACATACAAACCTTTAGGCGGTCACCCAAATATAAAGTCTCCATCCGATATTACATCAAATGATATTAGTAAATGGGAACTTATAAACTTAGATGCCGACCCTGCACCTGATGCAGTAAGTGGTGCTAAAATTAAACCTGCAGGTAATAAATTAGTTGTTGGTGCAACTGATGGTACTAATGTTGCTAAAAAAGCATATCTCCATAGTAGAATCAATGCACTAAAACGTTCTGGTAATTATATAGAAGTATCACATAAACTAGCAGATATATTAATAGCCAAAGGAGTTCCTATTGTCTCAGATGAAAACCGAGTTAAACAAGCATTAAAAAAAGATATAACTTGGCATGGTAAATTATCTGGTAAAAATGGTGATGGTTGGTACTCAAGAAAAATTGCTGGTTCTACATACGAAAAAATAATGTTAGGAAATCCAAAAGTTAGATAATCAACCAGTTATTAACAAACAGAATTCTAAAGTACATCTTATACAAGAGGGTATTGTAAAG